TCGATCGTGGGGAGCTTTTCAGTTCCCTTAGCGATCTTATAGTAATATTCCAATGCTAGTTTAGGAAGAACCTTAGTTTTGTCATTGTAGAAATATAATGATAGATCTTCGGTACGAAGGTGTCGTTGTTCACGGATTGCCCTAGGTAATCCGGGATCGACAACAGCTCTCGTCGCCATGGAGGCGAATATACTTACTGTTTCTAATTGGAATTCGCCAGGAGCCCATTGTTGACGTACTTGATCTTTCATAGGACCAAGCGCGAGAACAATCGGGTGAGGGTCATCCCCATCGTAACCAGGTTGCAGTAGTGAGTCTGAAACCACTAACCCAACTTTCTTGAACTCTTTCTCTAGTTGATCCACCTTAATAGGGGGTTTACCAGGACGGAGTCCTTGAAAGAGAGTGTTTGCTTGCATCTTATCCAAGTAGCGGGTTAGCCCTTTTAATAGGGTCCCAATCTCGGACGAGAATCCACACCAACTTAGAGGATAAACACCTTTAAGTAGATGTGTACATCCAAATAGGATCGATAAGATCTGCCTTCCCTTCTTATGGAAGGCCTCTAAAGCTAAAAGTTCAGAGGGGGTCTCAACCGCCTCCCACTTCATCACTAACTCGCGAATTAGGTTAGGAACCTCATAGAGGCTCTCGCTAACCATAAGGAGCATAGTTGGTGAAAGTGGAGAGATTTCAGTACCGTTTTGGAAGAACCGCTTTGCGAATTCTCCCACGACATTACTGGTATCAGTCGAAACTACAGATTTCTCAATCGAAATTGAAACGTCGATTTCGTCCATGAGAGACTTGTAGGATGTAGCAACATCCTCATTCCAGATTATGATGTCGTCGCCTAAAAGTTGGTACTGCTTAAAGTCTTGTATTCCAACAAGACTGGCAGAAAGACCCACAAATAGGTGGTGACTCAGAGTGAAGAGAGGCCACGAGGAATAACTTCCTAATGGCTGACCTCTCACCCATTTTACTGGATTATCGACTCCCTTAACCCTAAATTCACGGTCAACCAACAGCTTTCCAACCTTGGTCCCAAGATCTCCCCACAGGCAGTTTAACACCGTCTGTTGGAGGATATATGGGAACCGGTCGGTTGCTGATTTCAGATCGAATGAATAGACTTTTAAACCCCTCGATTCCGACATGGCCCTTTTAAAGCCGTAGTCTTGATTGAAGGTTGAGTCTGTGACTCGATACTGACGTGCGATGTAATCGATAAGGCTAATATGAAAGCCTTTTAACAATTGTTGTGACCAAAAGTCCACAATTGCGATTAATCGCGTCTTCCCACCCTTTTCAGGGATGAAAGACACTTTCCCAACTGAGAGACCTGTAATTGGTCCTCGGTGGGTCAGGCAGGTTGACAATGAAGATAGGAGGGGGAAATCGACAGCTCGAGCGACATCCATAAATGTGCTGAAAAGTGGAGATGATTTCAGAGCTACCGC